AGAAGAGCTAACGAGTTAAAACAACTCTTACCTGGTCTTAACGCATTATTCGGTGAAGAATATAATCGTTATGAAAATGAGCACGAAGAAATCTATGTAACTGAAAATTCTGAAAGAAGTTTTGAAGAAGAATTGAAGTTATCTGGTTTTGGAGCAGCTCCTGTAAAAGATGAGGGTGCAGCTATCACTTATGATACAGCACAAGAATCTTTTGTCGCTAGATATACGCATGAAACTATTGGTTTAGGATTCAGCATTACTGAAGAAGCTATGGAAGATAATCTATACGTTTCAGTATCAGCTAGATACACTAAAGCATTAGCTAGAGCTATGTCTTATACAAAGCAAGTAAAAGCAGCGTATCCATTAAATAATGGATTCTCAACTACTTTTTCTTCTGGTGATGGTGTCGCTTTATTTAGCACAGCTCACCCGCTTGTAAACGGCAGTACAAATAGTAATAGACCATCAACAGGTGCAGACTTAAATGAAACATCTTTAGAAGATGCAATCATTCAAATCGGCAAATGGACTGATGAAAGAGGTCTTAAAATTGCAGCAAAAGCTAGGAAACTTATTATTCCTAGTGACCTACAGTTTGTAGCAACTAGATTGTTACAAAGTGATTATAGAGTAGGAACTGCTGACAATGACATAAATGCTGTGAAAACTAATGGTGTGATTCCAGAAGGTTATTCAGTTAATCATTATTTAACTGATACAAATGCTTTCTTTATCACAACAGATGTTCCAGATGGAATGAAGCATTTTGTTAGAGCACCTATGACTACTACTATGGATGGAGACTTCGATACTGGTAATGTTAGATACAAAGCGAGAGAAAGATATTCTTTCGGTGTATCTGATCCACTAGGTATCTTTGGTTCACCAGGTAGTTCGTAAGAACTTTTAGGGGAGCATACGCTCCCCTTTTTTTTATGTTATATTATTAATATCTAGGATTTTTAATTGTTCTATAGACTGACCTAGCAGACAAGCCAAGACGATAGAACTTATTTTCGAGGAGAAAATTATGGCAAAAACAACATTTTCAGGTCCAGTTAAGTCATTAGCAGGATTTATATCAGCAGGTAATGCAAATGTAGTTAGCTTAACAGCAGATACTACACTTACTGTTGCAGCACACGCAGGAAAAATATTAACTTGTAATGATGCTGATGGTAAGTTTACTTTACCTAGCATAGTAGCAACAGCTCCAGGTGAAGATGGAGACCCAAATCAAACAAATAACTTAGGTGCATCTTTCTTTTTTGTAGTAGAAACAGCAGCTACTGATATGGACATACTTACAGATGGTACAGATAAATTTGTAGGTGGTTTATATACAGGTGTTGATGATGCTACAGGTAAAACATTTATTTCTGGTGCAGCTAATGATGTCATTACATTAAATGGCTCAACTAAAGGTGGATTAGCAGGTAGTATTATTAAAGTAACTGCAATGGGTAGTGCTAAATACGCTGTAGAAGGAATCACTTTAGGTTCAGGCACTTTAGTAACTCCATTTGCTAACGCTTAATAGGAGAAAATTATGGCTGATGCAGTAACAACACAAACCATAATAGATGGTGAAAGAAATTGTGTTATAAAGTTTACTAATGTTAGCGATGGCACAGGAGAATCAGCAGTGGCTAAGGTGGATGTATCTGCCTTAGCTTCTAACTCAGCAGGTGTATCTTGTTCAGAAGTTAGAGTTATGCGAGTTAGTCACGCTATCGTGGGCATGTCTGTTCAAATGTTCTTAGATGCTTCAAGTAATGTTTTATTAATGGAACTTGCTGAAAGTAGTAATGGGCATATGGACTTTAAAGATTTTGGTGGTTTACCAAATAACGCAGGTAGTGGTAAAACAGGAGATATTTTGTTTACTACTAAAGGTCACTCATCAGGAGATACTTATTCTATCGTTTTAGAAATGGTTAAAGTATATTCTGATTAATAGGTATTTATTATGGCAAATTATATAATTTCAGAAACTGGTGAATTTCCACCACAATACAAAGTTTTAAGAGCTTCAGATGATGGTATTTGGAGACCAGTATTTGGTCCTGATCCTGATTTAGAAGATGCACAACGCAAATGTGATGAAATGAATGGCGTAAGAGCTAGAGATGACAAAGGTCATTATGTAGCTGATGATCCATCTACACCTGATGTTAATGAAGCTTATGTTGGTGGTAAGAAGCCAAAAAAGAAAACAGTTAAAAAAACAGCAGCTAAAAAAAGGGGTAGACCTAAAAAAGCTGCATCTAAGTAAAGGTATAAAATTATGACAAAAATGAAAAGTAAGATGGGTTACAAAGGTGGCAAACAACCAAAAGCAACCGAAATGGGAGCTGAATATAATAAAAATTATGTTAGAAGAATGTTTGGTTCTGGTGGCAATACTAAAATGACTAACGATTTACCTAAAGAAAGTAAATATGGCACAGGTAGAAAAGTTATGATGAGAAGTAAAATGTCTACTAAAGGTGGTATGAAAGGCGGTAAAAAAACTAAGTAGTAAATATGCCTATAAGAAAACAGGCGAAGATGCCTGCTAGAAATAAGAAAAACTTTCGTTCTACTAAGTCTGGAGCTGGAATGACTAAAGCAGGAGTTAAAGCTTATAGGCGTTTAAATCCTGGTTCTAAGTTAAAAACAGCAGTAACAGGTAAAGTTAAAAAAGGTAGTAAGGCAGCAAAACGTAGAAAGTCTTATTGTGCAAGGTCTTTAGGGCAACTTAAAAGAAGTTCAGCTAAAACTAGAAATGATCCTAATTCAAGAATTAGACAGGCTCGTAGAAGGTGGAAGTGTTAATACAGGATAAACAATGGCAACAAGTGGAACAACAGCATTTACATTAGATTTAGGCGATATTATGGAAGAAGCCTATGATTTGTGTGGTAGTGAGTTGCGTTCAGGCTATGATTATAAAGGAGCAAAGCGTGCTCTTAATCTTATTTTTTTAGAGTGGCAAAACAAAGGATTAAATTTGTGGAAGATAGAACAAGCTACTCAAACACTTACTGCTGGCACTAATACATATACTTTAGAATCTAGTGCTTTAGAAGTTGTAGATGCTTTTATAAGAACGGATGCAGGTGATACAGATAATCAGTTTGATCAAAGATTAAATAGAATATCAAGAACAGAATATAATCATCAAGCTGTTAAATTATTAGAATCAAAGCCAACTCAGTTTTTTATTGATAAAGGTACAAGTTCTAACAGTATAGTTTTGTGGGCAACTCCTGATTCTGCAGAAACATATACATTGGTATATGACTATATTAAAAGAATAGAAGATGCTGGTAATGTTGCAAGTAATAATGCAGATGTGCCTAGTAGATACTTACCATGTCTAACATATGCTTTAGCTTATAATTTAGCTTGTAAAATACCTGAAGCACAGAATAGAGTTGGAATGATTAAACAAAGGTATGATGAACTTTGGAATGATGTAAGCGATGCTGATAGAGAAAAAGCATCTGTTAAATTTGTTCCTGATATAAATTTATATAGATGAGTTACGCAGTAGGTAAAAAAGCTTTAGGTGATTGTGATAGATGTGGATTTACCTATAAGTTAAAAGATTTAAAATATGAAATACAAGATAGTGTTCGTAACGGATTAAGAGTTTGTCCTAATTGTCTTGATGTTGATCATCCTCAACTAAAAATTGGTGAAGTAGATTCATCTGATAATCAATCATTATTTAATCCAAGACCTGATAGAGGTGAAAAATCATCTACTGAATATTTTGGATTTAATCCTGTATCAGGAACAGGACTTATATTAAGAACAGAAATTGGGAAAGTTAAAGTGAGTACAGGATAATGGCTTGGACATTTACAACATTAAAAACAGCTATACAAGATTACACTAATAATACAGAAACTACTTTTGTAAATAATTTAGATGAATTTATAGTTAATACAGAAGATAGAATACAAAAACTTGTATCGCTTCCAGTATTTAGAAAAAATGTTACAGGAACTCTAACATCAGGTAATCAATATTTATCTACTCCTACTGACTTTTTATCATCACATTCTTTAGCTGTAGATAATAGTGGCTATGAATATTTATTATTTAAGGATGTAGCTTTTATAAGAGAAGCTTATCCTAATAGTTCTACAACAGGTGTGCCAAAATATTATGCTAGATTTGATGAACTCTTCCA